CCAGTACACAACTTCCAAATACGGCAAAAGCCGTTCATCATCCAACCGTTCTTCATCGCACCGGTTTTACCCGGCGAAACAATGAAGAGGTTGCGAATGCAATCGCGGGTAGTCTCTGATCCAGTAAAATCAAAACTGATCGGAGCACATAAAGAATACTGGTTTTTTTATGTGAAACATCGCGACTTAGCAGGTCGCGAAGACTTTACCGAAATGATGCTCGATGCCGACAAAGACATGTCGAGTTACCGGGAATCTGCTCAACAAGTCTACTATCATTTCGCGAACGGTATTAACTGGGTTAAACTCTGTTTAGAGCGATGCGTAGAGGAGTATTTCAAGGATGAACACGAAACTTGGAATAACCCCACAATCGACACAATGCCTGTGGCGAAGGTCATGCAAAAAAATTGGCAGGACAGTATGATCTTGGATGATGCTACTGTTGTCGCTGACGTTGATGTTGATGCTGACGCTGACGGTACGATTACCAGTTCTGAAATCGATCGTGCTATGCGACAATGGTCACTGCTGAGAGATAACAATCTTACGGACATGGATTATGAAGATTACCTTCGGACCTACGGTGTGGAAACAAGGGCGGCTGAACATCACCGGCCAGAACTCATTCGATATATACGTGAATGGACCTACCCCGTTAATCACGTTGAGCCGACAACCGGAGTCCCCTCGTCGGCGCTCTCGTGGTCCGTCCAGGCCTCAGCAGACAAAGACCGCTACTTCAAGGAGCCGGGCTTCCTCTTCGGATTGACGACAACTCGTCCGAAGATTTATTTTCAGCGAACGCTTGGAAATGGCTCGGCAATGCTGGATGATGCCTTTTCATGGTTACCGGCATTGTTGAAAGATGCGCCCGAAACATCACTAAAGCACTTCGCACCATCAACTGGTCCGATGGGTGGAAGTGTAACGGACGCAGACGGGTATTGGATTGATGTCCGAGACTTGTATTTGTATGGAGATCAATTCATCAACTACGTTGACTCTGATACCGATAGTAACCTCGTCTCACTCTTTTCTCCGGGCATAAAAGAGTACGTAGCGAGTGCTGACATTGACGAACTATTCGCAGATGCTGCGAACGGAAACAATCTAGTTCGTGAGGATGGCGTTGTCTCTCTGGATATCCTAGGAACCCAGATGGATCATACGCCTACAACCCCGGGTCTATGACGGGGTGAGGGGCGGTTCTCCCCGGGCCGCCCCTCAAACTTATCTCCACCACTGAAAGTGGATCATTGCAACGTGTTCAACGTGCCAAGGTGCATCTACCGGATCAGGTATATAAAGATGCTCGAGGCTTTCTACATTCTTGTGAAGTAGGTCCCAGTCAACATTCCAGATCACAACAGACTTACCAGTACCATCACCGTCGTAATCAGCGATGTAAGTACGGGCACAATAATCCATTGCAAGGCCATAGCAGTGCGCACTTGTCCAAGGTGGTTTCTCTGTATGTTTTCTCGACAGCATTTCAGCATGTCTTGATGGTGATCTGAAAGTCTCCCAGGCATCAAAAGTATCTCCTTTTGGTAGTGTAAGTTTTTTCATTCGAAACCAGAGATAGTCGAATGACGATCTTGCAACAGGGTGAAGCATGTTGAAGCTCGTGTATTTTGTGTGGGACATGTTAATACTCCTTTAATCAGCCTGCAGTCCCTGCAGGCATTCCCCACCAAAAACAAGCCGGAGCACTTGTCAAGGGCGCGTCAGCGCTCGTGGAACCCTTGACAAGGCGGCTGCAAGCCACTAGTGCAAAAAGTGCGCGAAGCGCGAACTTGATTATACATTGCACAAGTGACACCTGAGATGTTGACCGATAGTCAAATTTTGGACATCCAAAACAAGGCTCTCCGCCATGGCGCAAGCCATCGCACCACCGCAGACAGTGTGGTGCTAACCAGCCTAGACTGGGATATTTCGGGCAATTGCCTTGCACCGAAAACCATGGAACTACACGGACGTGTAGGCGGTAAACACAAATATGTTTATCCGTTGATCGACGGGAAATCGCGATCAATAGAATTAACCGTCAAGTGTCGCCGCTGCGAAAACTGCTTGGCGGAACGATCACGTGTTTGGCGCTATAGAGCGCGCAATGAGTACCTGACATCATATCGAACATGGATAGGTACGATGACGTTTAGTCAGCCCGAACTTTTTCGATTTAAAAGTTCCGCCCGGACAAGATTAGCAGTCCAGGGTGATGACTATGATTGCCTTCGTGTTGAGGAACGCGAAAGGCAACTGCTCAAGGAAATCGCACCAGAGATCACAAAGTTCTTCAAGCGAGTGCGCAAGAACAGTGGTGCGAAAATGACTTATCTCACAGTAAGCGAACGACATAAGTCGGGTGAACCACATTTTCACTGCTTGGTTCACGAAAGAGGTACCGACCCAGTGACGCACCGGACGTTAAGTGCCGGCTGGAAACTCGGTTTTACAAATTTCAAACTTTGTAAGAGTGACAGGGATCCTATGTACGTTTGCAAGTACATTACCAAATCCGCAGTAGCCCGAGTGAGGGCATCGGTCGGATATGGGGACCCCATGAGGTCCCTAACGAAAGTTACTAAGTCGGAAGACCCCGACTCATCAAACTGCAAGCGAGACTTGCTTGAGAAACTGGACAGTTTGGGGCTCGCCTATGAGTGCTGCAGCACGTAGATATCCGGGGCGCCGAAGGCAGCCCCAGAGGCCTCGGCCGGACTATCAGTCGCCGCCGAGGCGGAAACCTGCCAACGACAATTACCGGCGACCGCCAACTCCGGCTAATGATAATTTCGCGCCGGATCGCCGACCAAGATTGCCAATGCGACAATTTATGCGCAATCTGGGACCGTTAGGTCTACTAGCCACCGCAGGGCTATATTATCTTCTCAAGAACCCAGCCCGAAACATGACGGGATGGGAGCTAGTCGGCGACTCAGGAGAACGACCGCTAGAATTGGCAAGGTACGGCTTCCACGATAGGGCGACGGTGGAAGCGTTAGTGGGTACAACGTTACAGATACCAGATGGTAATTATCTAGACGATATACCAGTCGGTAGGAATGCGGTTCATTTTGGACCAGCCACCAGTTTGGGTGCTAGGATGACGTTGACCCAGGGTTGGTGGCAACCGTTGCCGTTGACTGAGCCTTTTCCTTATAGGCCGATCCCAACTCAGCAACCTGTCCCTTACGAGGTGGTACCGCCTCTAGGGCAACCCGGCATACCAGTGACACCAACGGAAGTGCCAGTACCGGAGCCAGTGGTAGAACCAATACCACGAAGAGGACCGGTACCGCGGAAAAAACCAGAAATCCCAACGACTTCAATTCCGCCAAATCCGCGGCGCGGAGACAGACCAGATCGTAGACGTAAACCGCATGAGCGCCGCCCACCAAAAAGACCGACCGAGAGAGAAACGAAGCAAAAAGCACCGCAATGGCTGATGCAGTTATGGGACGCCGCAATGGCTTTAACAGAAACATATGATCTTATAGATGCCCTTCATGATGCTATTGATTGGAAAGCGGTTGAAAGAGATTGTACAGCAGTACATGGTAAGGCGGCGTGTCGGGCTTTAATGAAAGAAATTCGAAATGCTGGCATCAGGGAAAAGATGCAAGACCTATTCGATTTCGTTGAATATTTGGATATGGAAAGCGCTATATTTAATGTTGCGTTTAACCATTTAGAGGATCATGTGGTGGGCACCATGATGAGGGAGATCAAGAACAGATATCCCGAACGCCTGAGAGGGCGAACAAACCAAACCGGAAAAAGGCCCATTTTCTGATGAAAGGACGTTTAATATGGCTTATTCTTATGGTCGCAGGAAAAAGAGATCGACGCGCAGTTTTACTCGTCGTCGTTCTTCTACTTATCGCCCTCGTTCTAGGAGAACTACTCGCACTCGTCGAGCTGCTCCTAGGCAACAGACGGTGAAAATCGTGATCCAACAAGAACCATCCACGCAATCACTGGCAGCCGATCAAATCGGCCAGAAGCCAAAGACACCAAGAAAGGCTATGTTCTAAAATGGCTGGAACCAACCTTAGAGTTGTGACCGCTGATCCCAAGCGCCGAATGCCTCGGCGTCCAGTACACAACTTCCAAATACGGCAAAAGCCGTTCATCATCCAACCGTTCTTCATCGCACCGGTTTTACCCGGCGAAACAATGAAGAGGTTGCGAATGCAATCGCGGGTAGTCTCTGATCCAGTAA